CTTGACGGCGGGCGCTGCCATTGCAGCATTTCTGCGCGTCAAGGCCGCGGTGCGGACGGCCTATCTCGCCGGGGCGAAGGATTACGGCGTCGGCACAGCCCTCGAAGGCGTCGCCATCAACAAGCTCATCGCCGTCCGGCTCTGGGAGCACGGGGGCAGCCACAAGTGCGTGGCCTCCGCCGCGATCAACGCCGGGGCGAAGGTCTATGCCGCCGCCGGCGGCAAGGTGGCGCCGACCGGGACGCTGCTGATCGGCACGGCGCTCGATGCCGCCAGCGGCAACAACAGTGTGATCGAGGTCATTCCTCATATCGCGCGGACCCAGTCGAGCAGCTCGAGCAGCTCATCGAGCAGCGGCTAAAACAATCAGACGAGTCCGACATGTCCGACCTGTCCAACGGGTCCGACACGAATAAACACGGGGCAATGAAAAAAGGAGTAAAGCAATGATTCAGAAAAGTACCCACGCCACGCCGCGAGCGGATCTGGGCGTCGCCTTCCAGGAGTACAGTCCTCGCCGGGCCCGCTATATCGCCAACGCGATCCTGCCTCGACTGGGCGTCGCCAAAGAGGCGGCCACCATCAGCGTTACCAAACGCAAGAACCTGACGATCCCGGAAACCAAACACGCCAACGGCGCAGCGTACAATCGTATCGAATTGTACATGGATGACATGGCTTATGCCTGCGTCGATCATGGCCTTGAAGGCCAAATCACTGACCGGGACCGCCAAAAATATCGCGACGATTTCGACTGCGAAGTCGAGAAGACCGCCGCCATCAAGATCAAGATGATGCTGGCCCGCGAGAAGCGTGTCAAGGAGCTCATCTTCAACACCACGACCTGGCCCAGCGGTACCGCGGCGCTTTACACGGACTATTCGGCAGCCCCGTGGGACGCGGCCGGCAGCGCCGTGATCAAACAGATCCAGACCGGCCGCGAAAAGGTACGCCTCAACTGCGGTGTGCCGGCCGATTCGATGGTCATCAGCGAATCGAGCTTCATCAATTTGCTGAACAACACCGAGATCAAGGCGAAATTCCCCGGCGCCACGGTCATCACCGAAGAGATGATGCGGGCACAGATGGGGGCCATCTTCGGCGTTCAAAATCTCTTGGTCGGCCAGGCCGTCTATAACTCGGCCGACGAGGGGCAGGATTTTACGGGGGCCGAGATATGGCCGGACGATTACGCACTCCTGGCCGTCCTCGGAACCGAAGGCCTGCCGATGACCGAACCGCAGCTCGGGCGAACCATCGTATGGGAACAATACCTCGACGTGTCTGGTGAAGAACTGGTTTATGTGGAACAGTACCGCGAAAACCAGACCAAGAGTGACATCATCAACGTCGAGCAGAGCATCGATGAGAAGGTCTTCGACGCCTACTTCGGCCACCTGCTCAAGGTGGATGCCTGATGAGCGACGTTTTTGACGACACGCTGAAAGCGGCGGCGGACAGTTTCTTCTCGCTGCCGGGGGCCGAATACGTCACGTATCGGCCCCGCACCGGGTCGAGCCGCCGGATCCGGGCCGTGGTGACGCGGAGCCAGTGGCAGGCGCTGCCGGGGGTCGAAGGGGGCTCTCGCCCGCCCGTGCACGTGCTGGTTAAGAATGATGCGGCCTCCGGCGTCAGCAGTGCCGCGGTCGATACGGGCGGGGACGAACTGGACGTGGCCCCGGTGATCAATGAGCCGCCCATAGCGATGCGGATCACCGATATCGTCAATCACGACGCCGGCCTGATGCTGTTGAAGGTGCAGTGACATGATCGAGATTCGCCTCGATAAAAACAAGATTCGGCAATTCGAGCAAATGCTCGCCGGCATCCCCAACGCGCTGCCCCGCGTGATGGTCCGGGGATTGAATCGCACCGCCGATCAAACGCGGACGCAATTGTCCAGGTTGATCAATCGCCGTCTCAACATTCTTGTCAGATTTGCCCGAAAAAATGTTTATGTTCGCCATGCCAACTATAAGGATTGGCGGGCCAAGGTTGATGTTTCAAATTTCAGACCCAACATTGCCCTTCTTAGCCCACCTCCGCAACAAACTTCCGAAGGGGTCTCTTACTCAATCGGCGGCCGGCGAACAGTTCTTTTGCGCCATGCGTTCATAGCGGTGGGGCAAAAGAAAGGGCGTAACGTTTGGCTGCGAAGCCTGCACCAGATTGGTTATCGCAAATTCATAGACTGGAGAGGCCGGACGATGGAGGCGATGTACGTGCAAAAAGCCCCTGGACTCGGCGAAATGCTCCTTAATGAAGCGAGTGCGGATGTGAATCTCATCTACGCCGAATCGGCGGCCAAGTTGGAAAAGAACATCCACGATCAGGTGCAGTTGATCCTGCGGCGGAGGGCGGTCGCATGAGCACGCCGATCATCGAGCAGATCGCCGTCAAGCTAATGGCCCTGGTCAACGGCGTCACCGTCGCGGCCGGCTTCAACCAGACGCTTGTCGCGGTGCGGCCCAAGCGGATCCATCTCGAGGGCGATCTGAACGCCGACAACATCGTAATCATCGAGCAGGAAGATGGCCGCGTCGGCGTCGATGCCAACGAAACCACGGTCTGGCTGCAGGGTTTTACGCTCCAGGCCTTAGTCATCGATTCCGACGACGCCACCGCCGCCATCGACACGCGGCTCAACACGGTCGCCGCCGACATCATCAAAAAGCTTTTTACCGGCGACAACAGCAGCCTCGACGGCCTGGCCGACGGGATCCTGCTCAAGGGCACGGAAAGATTCATCGCGGATCCGCAATTAGCCGGGATCGCCGTCAATATCGACGTGCAGTTCCCGTTCGATACGGCGAATCCGTACAGTCAAAGCTAAAGGAGAAAACGAATGGGAACGCTCTACGGCTGGACATTGACCGGTTCGACAAGCGGCGTCTTAGGCAAACTGACCAATGTCGATTACAACGGCCTGAACATCGATGAGATCGATGTCACCAACGCCGATTCGACCGACAAATGGAACGAATACGAGGCCGGATTCAAGGACCCGGGCGTCCTGTCGGCGACGCTGATCTTCACCGCGGCGCTGTACGAGACGCTGCTGGCCGCCTTCGGCGTCAGCCAGACCTGGAGGCTGGAAAAGGACACGAAGGTTTTCAACGTGTCCGGCTACGTCCGCAATCCCAATCTGACCATGCCGCTGCGAAGCGCCTCGACGTGCGCCATCGAAATCCGCTGCAGCGGGGCGCCGGGCTTCAATTCGAGCAGCTCATCGAGCAGCTCATCGAGCAGCTCCTCGAGCTCATCCAGCAGCAGTTAAACCAAAATCGAAAGGAAACACATGGGAAAGCCCGCATCCACATGGGCCGATGCGGCGGCGTTTTTCGCCGTCAAGCCCCCGACGGAAAAGATCACCGTCCCGGACATCGGGGACATCTGGGTCTATGGCCTGACCGAAGGGGAAAAAGAGGCTTGGGAAAACACCGTCGTCAATGTCGCGCACGGCTCGCGGCAAATGCGACTGGCCAATGCCAGCGCTGGGCTCTTACTACTGACCGTCCGCAATCAGCACGGCAATCGCTTATTCAGCGAAAAGGACATGGGGCGGCTGCAGAATCTTCCGTGCACAGTGGCCGAGCCTATCTTGAAGGTGGCCCGGCGGCTCAGCGCTTTGAGCACCGGCGACGTTGAGGACCTGGTAAAAAACTCACTGACGCTCCAGGGGCTGCTCGCCGTCGACTCCGGTTCCGTCTCGCCGGGCATCTTGGATGGAGCGAGGCCGACGTCGCCGAACGAATCAGCGCCCGAGAGCTAAAGATCTGGGAGTTGCTCGAAGGGATCGAACCTTGGGGCGAGAAGCGGGCCGATTATCGCGCCGCCCGGATCGTCGAGGCGATCTGCCACAGCCAGGGGGCGAAGATGGAGTTTCGGGACATACTCAAGATGTTCGACTTCGATCCCAAACCGCCCGATGAAGAGTGTGACGAGGAAGTCCTGGAATCCGCCGCGCAAATTCAATAGTCAATAGTCAATAGTAAATAGTCAATCGCCTATGGCCCTGATGACCCAAGTTGGCGTCGAATTTATCGCCCGCAACCGCGCGATGGGCGTAATGAGCCAATTCGAGCGGTCGCTGCGGAACGTCGGCGGCACGCTGCTTACGATGGCCGGCGTCGGCGGGGGTATCTACGCGATTCAGCGGGGCTTTTCCGGCATGATCCGCTCGGCCTCGGACGCCCAGGAGACGCTCAGTAAATTCAACGTCGTCTTTCGGGATCAATCAGGTCTGGCCGCCCGCTGGGCCGAGGACTTCGGCGATAAGGTCGGCCGCTCGACGCAGGACGTTCAAAAATGGATGGCCGGTCTGCAGGACTTATTCGTGCCGTTAGGTTTTGCCCGCGACAAGG